CTTCAATGGAATCCAGTGCCACTGCATAAGAAAGAAGATCAGAAGGAAAAACGTTCTTCTCTTTACAGAATTTCAGGCATTCTGCAAGAGAGGTGAGGTTGATTTTAGACCTCTTAGACATGACATTCTCCTTAAAGGAAGATGAAGAGGAGTGAAACCGCAGCGGACCCCACGAGGCCGACAAAGACCACGCGAGAGGAGAGGGATTGAAGAGCGTTGTACATGGTTTCTCCTAATTCTCGAGAATTTCAAGAGCTGCGTAGAGACCTTGAATTTTGCCATCACGAACGAGATAATCATGTGAATTGTGGTATTCACGTGGATTGATCTCACGTAGTTCAATCATCATCTTTTCGTTATAGGTGATGATCTTCTTGATGTGTGCGATCTTTTCATTGATCTTCTCGGTGATGGTCGCGTTGAACATTGTGATCTCCTCGATGTGGAGGTGGCGGCTCGCCCCTCATCTTCTATTATAGTCTTCCATGTGGATTTGTACATAGTTATTTTCGAATTTCTTTTTTATTTTTAATTTGAAGATCGGCATGGATCTTTCTTCACCACATATCCTCTGATCAATGATGATGCCACTCGATTTAGATTAGACACGTGGCTAAAAAGTATACACTTTGCCGACGTCCAGAGATCTTCGACATCCACATTTGGTTGAGACTGAGGTACTGAGGTGCCCAGAGTTGAGACCAATGAGCTTCCGGTCATGGTTGCGTGTAACTAGTTGTCAGATCAAGTACTTAGATCTCACTTTCCAACGTTACATAATACCTATTATCAGAAGCTACGGTCAAGTGGATGGATCTCTGGTTGAGACTTGAAAAAATTCTGCCCTTGGGGCCCGGGTATACACGTCCCGATTTTCCGGGCCCCGGTCTAGGCCCGGGCAGCGACGCAAAAGTGGGAAAATTTTGGGTCATAAAGACCTTGTGGTGAAGAGATGGCGGCCAAAAAGAACGATCCGAAGCTCACAGCGCTACGTACCAACCAGGTTCACACCTCCATCCGTGCAGCCGGTGGTCGTCAGAAGGGTCAGACAGGCCCCATCACCAAGCCAAACCCCAAGAACGGTCTTGCCAAGACCGAAGCGCAGTGGGCCGCGTGCATCGATCGTTTCTTCGTGGAGCTCGCCAAGTCCGCACGTGTGGTCAAGAGCTGCGAGCTCGCGGGCATCAGCTACTCCGAGGTCTACCGTCGACGCACCATCGACGAGGAGTTCAAGAAGAGGTACGAGGACGCCTACGAGCAGGGGGTCCAGCGCCTCGAGGACGAGGCCGTGCGCCGCGCCATGACGGGCGTGGATGAGCCGGTCTTCTACAAGGGGGAGGAGGTCGCTAAGATCACCCGCTACTCCGACACCCTCCTCATGTTCCTCCTCAAGGGGAACAAGCCCGACAAGTTCAAGGAGCGCGTCGAGAACACCAACCTCAACCTGGACCTGGCCTCCCGACTCGAGGCGGCCAAGAAGCGGGGGGAGTCCAAGTGACCACCGACCGCCTCGCCCTGGAGGAGGAGCTCCTCGAGCTCGCCGCCTCCTGTGAGAAGGATCCCCTCCGATTCGTCCGGATGTTCTTCCCATGGGGCGAAGAAGGCGAGCTCAAGGACTTCGACGGGCCCGACCGGTGGCAGGTCAACATCCTCACGGCGGTCCGGGACGGCCTACTCACCCTGCAGGAGGCCATCCAGATCGCCGTCGCCTCAGGCCACGGCATCGGCAAGTCCGCCCTCGTCGCCTGGCTCATCCTCTGGGCCATGTCGACCAAGGCTGACACCAAGGGGGTCGTGACGGCGAACACCGAGGTCCAGCTGAAGACTAAGACCTGGGCCGAGCTCGCCAAGTGGAAGCGCCTGCTGCTCTGCAGCCACTGGTTTGACATGACGGCCACCTCCATCTTCAGCGTCGACCCGGCCCACGAGAAGACGTGGCGGGTGGATATGATCCCCTGGAACGAGACCCGCCCCGAGGCGTTCGCCGGCCTCCACAACAAGGGCCGCCGGATCCTGCTGATCTTCGACGAGGCGTCGGCCATCCATGACGTGATCTGGGAGGTGGCTGAGGGGGCCATGACCGACGAGAACACGGAGATCCTCTGGTTTGCCTTCGGGAACCCCACCTTGAACACCGGCCGATTCCGGGAGTGCTTTGGCCGCTTCAAGCACCGCTGGACGACCCGTCAGATCGACAGCCGATCCTGCAAGATGACGAACAAGGAGCAGATCAAGAAGTGGGAGGAGGATTGGGGTGAGGACAGTGACTTCTTCCGGGTGCGTGTGCGGGGCGAGTTCCCCCGGGCCGGTTCCAACCAGTTCATCCCGTCCGACACCGTGCACAAGGCGCGGAAGCGCACCACGCTCCCCACGGAGGGGGTGCCTAAGATCCTGGCCGTGGATGTGGCCCGCTTCGGGACGAACCGGACGGTGCCTGCCCTGCGGCAGGGGCGCTACATGCGGGCCCTTGCCAAGTGGCGAGGCCTCTCCACCGACCAGACCACCGAGCGGGTGATCAAGCTGATCGAGGAGCACAAACCGGACGCCGTGGTGATCGACGAGGACGGGATCGGGGGTGCCGTGGTCGACCAGCTGCGGGCCCGGGACTACGATCGGCGGTTCGGGCGGAACATCCTGTACGGCTTCCGCGGGGGCATGCCGGCCAACGACGACCGCCAGTACTTCAACCGCAGGTCCGAGGTCTGGGACAAGCTGCGCAAGTTCCTGGCGGACGAGGCGGACATCGACGACGACCCCGAGGTCGAGGCCGAGCTGACCGGTCCGGAGTACGGCCTGGACAAGCACGGTCGGTTCATGCTGGAGAAGAAGGAGGACATGGAGAAGCGTGGTCTGGAGTCCCCCGACATCGGGGATGCCTACGCCATGACATTCGCCGTGTCGGTCAACCCCATCGGGCAGCCGGTGGTCAAACATATCCCGAAGGTGCCGTTCAAAAAGCAACGGACGGGCGGAAGGCTGGGGTGAGGCATGGCTGAGAGCAATGAGACCATCCGGAAGAAGGTGCGGGACAGCTACGAGCGGTGGGAGCGGGCCGACGAGGCCGAGCGCGAGAACCGTGACCTCGCCCTGGATGACATCAAGTTCAGTCTGGGCGGCGACGAGCAGTGGGACCAGGAGGTCCTGGAGGAGCGTGATGAGGAGGGGCGCCCACACCTGACGGACAACAAGCTTCCGGCCTTCATCCACCAGGTCTGCAACAACCAGCGGCAGAACCGCCCGGCGGTGATCACCAGCCCGGTCGACTCGGGGGCCGACGAGGCCACCTCGGACGTGCTGAACGGCCTGATCCGGCACATCGAGTACCGCTCGGACGCGGACAGCGCCTACGACACGGCCACGGAGTTCGCGGTGCGTGGCGGCTTCGGCTACATCCGGGTGCTCACGGAGTATGACGATCCCATGAGCTTCACCCAGGAGATCAAGATCGGGCGGGTGGACAATCCGTTCAGTGTCTACATGGACCCCGCCGCGTGCCAGCCGGACCGGTCGGACGCCATGTGGGGCCAGGTCGGTGCCTGGATGCACAAGGACGACTACAAGCGGCAGTTCGGCAAGTCGGACCTGGCCCAGGAGACGGACTGGGAGGGCCTCGGGGACAGCTGCCCCAGTTGGCTGGAGGACGACCGAGTCCGCGTGGTCGAGGAGTTCATCAAGGAGCTCGAGCGGGTCAAGATCTTCATGGGAAGTGATCAGCGGGCCTACACCGAGGATCAGGCACAGCGGTTCATAAAGAGTGGAGGTCAGATCGTGCACAAGGACGGGGACCCCGTCTGGCGCTGGACGGAGCTCCCGCGGGTCTACTGGCGGAAGATGAACGGCATCGAGGTGCTTGACGACCGCCTCTGGCCTGGCACGATGATCCCCATCGTCGCCGTGATCGGCAAGGAGATCAACATCGACGGCAAGCGGCGCATCGAGGGCATGATCCGCCAGGCCCGGGATCCTCAGCGCATGGTCAACTTCTATGCCACGGCCCTGGCTGAGAGCATCGCCCTGGCCCCGAAGTCGCCCTGGCTGGTGCCCCTGGGGGCCGACGAGGGCCTCGAGAAGGAGTATGCCGAGGTCAACCAACGGAACCTGTCAGTTCTCCACTACCGGCAGTACAACTCGGACGGCAAGGAGCTCCGGGCCCCGCAGCGGGAGGTTCTGGAGCCGGCGATCGCTGGGCTGACGAAGGCCTACATGGTCGCCAGCGAGGACCTGAAGGCCAGCCTGGGGATGTTTGACCCGTCGCTCGGCAACCGTGATGCCGCCCAGTCCGGCGTGGCCATCCGGACCCTTCAGAACCAGGGCGACATGGCGAACTTTCACTTCGCGGACAACCTGCACAAGTCGATCCGCCAGGTCGGGCGCATCTTGGTGGACCTGATCCCGAAGATCTACGACACCGAGCGGGTCGTGCGGATCATCGGGGCTGATGACGTGCCGAGCACCGTGACAATCAACAGCCAGACGCCCCCGGCAGGCAACCCGATGGACGACAAGTCCGGCATCGCCCAGATCTATGATGTCCGAACTGGGAAGTACGACGTGACGGTCAAGGCGGGGCCCAGCTTCCAGTCCCGGCGACAGGAGGAGGCCGCGTTCATGATCGAGGTGCTCCGGACCCAGCCAGGCCTCATCGGCGTGATCGGTGACCTCGTGTTCAAGATGCAGGACAGCCCTGGCGCGAAGGAGATCGCGGAGCGGCTGTACAAGATGCTGCCGCCGCAGCTTCAGCAGCAGGACGGCACGGGGAATCAGCAGGTGCCACCGGCGGTCAAGCAGCTGATTGATCAGCAGTCGCAGGTCATCGAGCAGCTCACCCAGCATCTCCATCAGACGATGGACGAGCTCGAGGACAAGAAGACTGAGCTCGCCTCCAAGGAGCGCCAGGTGCTCTACCAGACCCGGGCGTCCATCCTCAATAAGCTCGCAGACCTCCATGCCAAGATGGGGATGGAGGCCCTTGAGATCGAGCTCAGGCAGGTCGAGCAGCTCATCGAGCAGCTCAACCAGGAGCAGCCGCTGAACCCCGACCAGCCTGAGCCACCCAGCTCACCCATCCCCGCAGGACCACCCGCTGCGCCTGATCAGGCTGGCGGCATCCCGACGGGACCTACCCCACCCGCTACCGGCGGCGGCATGACACCGGGTGAAAACTCCATGGGAGGGATTCCCAATGCCTGACCTCGACAACCTCGACTACGAAACCACCCTCGGCGTGGACAACGGCGGCGAACCGTCGGCTGTCATCCCCGTCCAGGAGCCGGCGAAGCCGGTCGAGACCTCCACCACAACCACCTCCGAGCCCGCCCACGTCGATGATGACATCGAACGTGACGCGCAAGGGCAGCCGGTCCTCGACGAGCAGGGGCAGCCCAAGCGCAAGATGGGAGGCTTCCAACGGCGCATCGAGAAGCTCAGCCGCAAGCTGCAGGAGAAGGACCAGGAGCTGGAGTTCCTGCGGCGGTACGCCCTGCCCCAGGCTCAGGACGGGCCGGCCTCCCAGCCGACCGCTCCCCAGGCCCCCTCCCAGCCCGCAGCTGAGCCCGTGCGTGACCAGTTCGAGTCCAACGAGGAGTACATCCAGGCGCTGGTTGACCATCGGGTCAAGCTGGCCATCACCGGTCTTGCTGAGAAGCAGGCCCAGGATACCCGCGTGCGCACCGAGCAGGAGGTGACCCAGCAGTTCCAGCAGCGGCTTCAGCAAGCGCCGACCAAGTACAAGGACTGGCTGGACGTGATGGAGGACACCACCGCCCCGTCGACCCCGGTGATGGACAACATCATCCGGCGGAGCGAGTTCGGGGTCGATCTGATGTACTTCCTGGCGAAGAACGAGGCCGAGGCCCAACGCATCGCGCAGCTGTCGGATCCGATGGCGCAGACGATGGCGATGGGCGCTCTCGAGGAGCGATTCCGCCAGGTCAGCAAGACCACCGAGAAACCAACCCCGCAGCCGTCGGCCGACCCCGCCCCGATCACCCCCGTCTCGACCGCCACCCAGGCGGCCTCGAAGCCGGTGGCTGAGATGGACGGGGACGAGTACCTCGAGCACATGCGGACCTCCAAGAAGAAACGTTGAAGCAGGAGTGCCTACCATGGCCAATACCCTTCTCACCCGATCGGAGATCACCAGGCGAGCCCTGTGGGTCCTCGAGAACAACCTGTCGATGGCTAAGCAGGTCAATCGGCAGTACAGTGACGAGTTCAAGAACAAGGAGGCCAAGATCGGCTCCACGATCAACATCCGAAAGCCGTCCCGCTATCTGGGCCGGTCCGGTGCAACCCTGCAGCTCGAGAACAGCACCGAGAGCTACATCCCGCTGACCCTCACCCAGCGTGAAGGCTGCGATATCGTGTTCGACAGCCAGGATCTGGCCCTGAACATCGACGACTTCAGCGAGCGCTTCATCGTGCCCGCCGTCGCCACGGTGTCCAACAAGATCGACCGGTTCCTCTGCAGCCTGTACAAGCAGATTCCCAACACCTCTGGCGTTCCTGGCACCGCGCTGTCCGACCTCACCTACTTCCTCAACGCGAACGCCTACATGTCTGACGAAGCGACCCCACAGGACGGGAAGCGTGCGACCGTCATCGATCCCTGGACCAACGCCAGCCTGGTCAAGGGCCTGGGTGGCCTCTTCCAGTCGGCTGAGAAGATCGCTGACCAGTATGAGTCCGGCAACATGGGCATCGCGGGCGGTTTCAAGTTCAGCATGGACCAGAACGTCTTCCGTCACGTCGTCGGACCGCAGGGCGGCACCCCGCTCTTCAACGGCCTGGTCGGCTACACCACCAGCACCATCGGTACCAAGGGCTGGACCGCGTCCGCCAACCTGCGCCTCTACGCGGGTGACGTGTTCACCATCGCCGGCGTGTACGCCGTGAACCCCCAGACTCGCCAGACCACCGGCCATCTCCGGTACTTCGTCGTCGCCAACGACTTCTACTCTGACGGCAGTGGCAACGGCGTGATCACCATCGGCGGTGACGGCATCATCACCTCCGGCCAGTTCCAGAACGTCTCCGCCGCCCCCGTGGACGGTGCTGCCCTCACCGTTTGGCCCACCACGCTGGACGGCAGTACCCCCACCCCCGCCGGTACCACCAGCGCCATGAACCTGGCCTTCCACCCGAACGCCTTCGCGCTCGCCTCCTGCGACCTCCCGATGCCCCAGGGTGTGCACTACGCCGAGCGGATCGTCAGTAAGAAGCTGGGCCTCAGCCTCCGCGCGGTCCAGGCGTACGACATCGTCAACGACATCTTCCCCTTCCGCCTGGACGTGCTGTACGGGGGCACTACCCTGTATCCCGGCCTGGCCTGCCGCGTCCCCGGCAAGTAAGAAAGGAGCCTACACATGGCCAACCCCGGACCGAACATCGACAACAGGGCCATTGCCTCGCAGGTCGCGGTCACTGACCCCGACGGACAGGTGATGGGCTACAATGCCCAGTCGCTCATCAGCTTCTACGGTGTCACCCCCGTTGCCCAGCAGGGCGGCGTCATCCAGGGCGCGCTGAACCCCAGCCAGCCCATGGGTGCCCTCACCACCTACCTCACCTCCCAGTCGCCCACCATCGTGGCGGCCAACACCAGCGGCGAGCGCTCATTCACCGTCGCCGGTGTCCTCGCCACGGACTGCGTCTTCGCCGTCTGCAAGCCCACCGCTCAGGCGGGCCTGATGGTCGGCTCGGCCCGCGTCAGCGCGGCCAACACCGTGCAGGTGACCTTCGGGAACAACACCAGCTCCGGCATCACGCCGACCGGCTCGGAGAGCTACATCCTCGTCACCCTGCCGGCCAGCGCCTGCCTCAGCGCGGTACTCAGCCCCGCGGCGGTCGCTGCCAACACCGTGATCGAGCAGCAGTTCACCGTGCCCGGCATCCAGAAGGGCGCCGTGGTCCAGGTCAACAAGCCCACCGCCCAGGCGGGACTGATCATCCTGGACTGCCGCGCGGTCAGCGACAACGTGGTCGGCATCACCTTCGCCAACCTCACCGCGTCGCCCATCACCCCGACCGCGTCGGAGACCTACCTCATCGGCCAGATCAACGGCGGCCTCACCGCCCTGGACCAGCTGATGTATTACAACGTGCTGGCCAGCCCGAGCCAGGTGGCAGCCAACACCTCCGCCGAGCAGACCGTGACCGTGGCGGGCCTGCTGGCCAACGACATCATCGTGGGCGTCAGCAAGCCCACCGCTCAGGCGGGCCTCGGCATCGTCGGAGCTCGCGTGTCGGCGGCGAACACTCTGGCGCTCACCTTCGTGAACGCCACGGGCAGCCCCATCACCCCCACCGCGTCCGAGGTCTACAACGTCTGCGTGCTGCGCCCCGCCGCGGCCGCCCCAGCCACCCTGTACACCCCGACCCTGACCCCGGCCAGCGTCGCAGCGAATACCACGGCGGAGCAGACCTTCACGGTCAACGGCCTGAAGTCCGGCCAGCCCGTGTGCATCGACAAGCCCAGCAACTACCCCCTGGGCCTGCAGATCGGCAACGCCCGCGTCAGCGCGGACAACACCCTGGCGATCACCTTCGTGAACACCACGGCGTCCGCCATCCAGCCGCTGACTGAGACCTACTCCGTGATGCACTTCAACACCCCGACCCCCACCGTGGGCATGGCCGTCGGCCAGCAGCTGAGCCAAGGCTTCAACCTGGCGGTGCTGCTGAACGCCGCCATCCGGGCCGCGCTCGTCAGCCTCGGCCTCATCGCCGGGCAGTAGTTGAACCTCGTGAGGCGCCTGGTCCTTTGAGGCTGGGCGCCTCACCTCCTATGGAGGGATCATGTTCCCCAAATGGAAGTACCACCCTACCAAGCCTGCCGTGATCGTGTATACCCCTGAGGAGGAGCGGGCCTTGGGTGACGGCTGGGTCGATTCGCCCGCGGACTTCGTCAAGGCGGCCGCGGAGGGCGTCGTGCAGGAGGTCGAGCACGTCGCCAAGCACGTGCATGAGGCCGTCGTCAAGGAGCTCGAGGGCCTCAAGCAGGACTACGCCGAGTTCTTCGATAAGGTGAAGGGCTGCACGGCCATCAAGGACGTCAAGGCCCTGATCGACGAGTACGAGACGGAGTAGCAGATGGCCACGACTGGACAGAACCTCATCAGAGACGCACTTCGGATCGCCGGGGTTCAGCAGAGTGGTGAGGCTCTGTCCGCCGATCAGGCCTCGGACCATCTTCGCACCCTGAATCGGATGCTGTACAGCTGGGACATCGAGCGGCTGATGGTTTACACCATCAACCCCATGGTCTACAACCTGGTACCTGGCACGCAGTTCTACCTCCTGGGCCCGGAGACGCCTCCGCCTGGGTTTGCCCAGCTGGACACCGTCCGCCCCAACAAGATCGAGCAGGCCTTCATCCGGGTTCTCTCCGGTCCGCAGCCGTACGACCGACCTCTGGAGATCGTCCAGGACGAGGGCTGGGCTGCCATCGGGGTGAAGAACGTCGCGTCACCCATCCCCACCATCCTCTACAACCAGGGGGACTACCCTGCCACGACGATCGCCCTGTGGCCTCTTCCCAACGCCGCCAACCAGCTGGTGCTCTACGTCTGGAATCAGTTGACCAAGCTGGCGGATGTCAACGGAAGCCTGGACTTCCCCCCGGGGTATGAGGACGCGGTGGTCTACAACCTCGCGGCTCGGCTGGCTCCTGAGTATGGCTTCTCGTTGGACCCCTATAGCTACCAGATGGCCTCGAGCAGCAAGCACATCCTCAAGGCGCTCAACACCTCACCGCTCTACCTCGGTTGTGACAAGGCCGTGCTCGGCAACAGCCGTCGTGGGTTCAACTACCTCACCGGTGATTTCGGCCGCACCGGCCGTGAATAGGAGGAGACATGACCAAGTCCAGCAAGCAGGTCGCCGCCATCAAGGAAAAGTCCAGTAAAACCAAAGGCGGCCCGACGCCCATACGGATGCCCGCCTCGGAGAACGAGTCAGTCCGCATCGAGAAGATCAGCAACGGCTACCTGAGCCACCATAACCGTGATACCAAGGACGGCTACCAGCACACGACGATCTTCCACCCCACCAAACCGCAGCTCATGACGGCAACGCCCGCTGTTCCCCGCAAGAAAGGATGAACCATGGCCAAGGAAATCGGCATCCCCAAGAACGCGCCCAAGAAGGTCAAGCGGAAGGACAACGCCTACGACAAGAAGCATGGCGTGAAGGAGGGCTCCGCGGCCGACCTCAAGGCCGACAAGAAGATGATGAAGGACTACAAGTCCATCAAGCAGTCGCGGAGGAAGTGATGGCCAAAAATACAGGAACCAAGAAGACGGGTACCTTCCAGGGCAAGTCCAACAAGTTGGGTCACGGCGGACGCGCCGCCCAGCTGCGGGCGAAGGGGGTCCCCGAGGGGGTGATCGGCGAGCTCGCCCGTAAGAAGGGGGCGGCCCCGGGCCAGAAGAACTACCACGGCGCTCCCAAGAAGAAAGGGAAGTGAGATGGAACGATTTCCAGGCTTCATCGGTCCGAGCTACACCCTCCGGGCGATCAACCTGGACTGCCAGAACTGCGTTAACTTTTATCCTGAGCTTGATGAGCTTCAGACCGGCAAGGAACGTGAGATCGGTGCACTGATCGGACGCCCTGGTCTGAAGCTCTTTGGGACCTACGGGACCGGACCGGGACGTGGGGTCTACACGGCCTCCAACGGAGGGCTTGTCCTCGCCAGCGGCAATCAGCTGTTCCAGATCAACAGCGACAAGACCTCATCTGTCATCGGCACCCTCAGGTCCACGTCTGGGATGGTCTCCGTCGCGGACAACGGCGTGCAGATGATGACGGTCGATGGTCTCGCTGGTTACATCAACCAACTTGGCGCGACAGGAAATCTTCAGCAGATCACTAACCCAAACTTTAAGAATGGCGGTCGTGTCAGCTTCCAGGACGGGTATTTCATCACCCCCATTCCTGGAACCCAGCAATTCCAGTGGTCGGGCCTCTACGATGGCACCGCCTGGGATCCTCTTGACTTCGCCTCCTCTGAGGGAAGTCCTGACAACCTGGTGACGTGCCTCTCTGATCATCGTGAGGTCTGGTTGTTCGGCTCGATGTCCACCGAGATCTTTTCCAACACCGGGTCAACCTCCACATTCGAACGGATTCAAGGTGCTTTCATCGAGTATGGCTGTGCCGCCCCATTCACGCCTCAGAAGTTGAATAATTCGGTGATCTGGTTGAGCACGGGTCCCAATGGCGGTGGGATCGTGATGAAGGCCTCAGGCTACCAACCGGTGCGGGTCAGCAACTATGCGATCGAGTCGGCCCTGCAGGGTTACGGGGACCTGAGCGGTGCCTATGCCTGGACCTACAGCTACAACGGACATCACTTCTACTGCCTGCAAGTCCCCGCGGCGACCACCACCTGGGTGTATGACGACACGGTGGGCATCTGGCATGAGATGACCTACATGGATTCAGTGCTGGGTCAGCAGCGCCACCTGGCCAGCAGTCACGCCTTCGCCTATAATCAGCACTTCGTCTGTGACTCCAGGAACGGCAATCTGTACACCCTCGATCCAAACACCTACACCGACAATGGTCGTCCGATCGTGGGCATCCGTACCGCGCCGTACATCGCCAGCAACATGCTTCGGATCATCCATGATGCTCTCCAGATCGACATGGAGACTGGGATCGGTCTGGATGGCATCCAACAGGGGACCGATCCCCAGCTCATGTTGATGTGGTCTGATGACTACGGCAAGTCCTGGTCGTCGGAGCATTGGATGTCGATGGGTCCCATCGGACAGAATCATGCGCGGGTGCTCTTTCGTCGGCTTGGGGTCAGTCGGGCGCGCATCTACCGTGTGAAGATCACGGATCCTGTGAGACGGAATTTGGTAGGTGCTGAGCTGCTTCTGCGCGTTGGGAGGAGCTGATGGCCATCAATCCCGCCCCTCCTCCGATTCGTGCAAAGTTCCTGAACCCCGATGGCACCGTGGCTGTGCCTTGGCTTCAGTGGTTCAGCCAGATCCTTGGTCCCACCATCACGGCGGCGGTGCAGGCCAGCTCTAGTGGAGATGTCACGCTCGGTAGTGGGCCCGACGCGCCGGCTACCATCAACCCCAAGGTGGTGACCTTGGGTAAGATGGCGGATCTGCCGACGCATACCATCATCGGCAACTCCGAGACCGCCGCCAGCGGACCCGAGGCCCTGACGATGGACCAGGTGACCGCCCTACTGAACCTCTTCACGACCAACCTCAAGGGTCTGGTACCGGCCTCCGGTGGTGGATCGGACAACTTCCTTCGAGCTGATGGGGTCTGGTCGGCCCCGCCCATCGTGGGAACAGCGGGTGGGGACCTCTCTGGTACCTATCCCAACCCGACGGTGGCCGGTGTGGCAGGGAAGGTTATCCCCACCCTACCTAGTGCTGGGACAACGGCCAACCTGTCCTACAATGGGACGACCGGCGCATGGGTCTTTGACACCGCGGTCTACGCGACGCAGACGTGGGTGAATACAAACTATCTTGGTATCACCGCCCAGGCCGCGGACTCGGCTAAGTTGGGTGGGCAGCTGCCCGCGTACTACCTCGCCGCGACTGCCCAGGCCGCGGACTCGGCTAAACTAGGTGGTGTGGCCGCCACCTCATATGCGACGCAGACGTGGGTCTCCACCAGCTATGCCCCACTGGCCTCCCCACACTTTACAGGGAAGCCCACCATCGCCGCGCCAGCCGCTGCGGGGACTGCTGAGCTTGACGTCTATGATGCCGCAGGGACGGATGTGCTGGCCTTGGGGACGACCGGGGCCTCCTATACAGGGTTGGCATGGCTCCCGGCGGACTCGTCGTTCATGTACTCCCCGAAGAATTTTTATGGAGGTGGTGCCTCAGCCAACGCGGTCTCCTTCACCTGGTCTGGACCCATCCAGGCCCAGATGTTCAAGGTCGGTGGCAACCAGGTGGTGGGCGCTCGGGTCACCGGCTTCGTCAACCAGTCCGCCACCGCCAGTAAGGCCGATCTGGGTGCCTCTCCTACTGTGGCGGCTCTGGCCTCCTGGGCCTCTGCCATTGATGCAATGCTTAAATCTCATGGATTGATCTCGACATGAACATTCACCGTGTCTCCACCTCAGGATTTGGTGTACAGGGGCTGGAACCTGGTGCCGTGCAACATGGCATCAAGGTCTTGAAGGACGTCATGCGGATGTTACCCCAGGTGACCATCGAGCCTACCCATGTCTTTGCTGAGGGCCTCTATGCTCGTGGGATCATGATTCCAAAAGGGACCATCCTCACGGGCAAGGTACATAAGCAGGACGACCTCCAGATCATGGTTTCAGGTGACATTCTGGTAAAGACCGAAGCCGGTGAGAAGCGGTTGCAGGGCTTCAACATGTTCGCATCCAAGGCCGGTTACCAGCAGATCGGTCGGGCCCTGGAGGACACCCTCTGGGTGACGGTGCATGCCACTGAGGAGACTGACCTGGGCCGACTTGAGGAGTTGCTCTACGAGGACGAGCCCTCGATGCTTGATTTTAAGACGGGTCAGCCTATTGTCAACGTGATGGAGGCCTGGCACGACTTCGACCTCATGCTCCATGAGCTCGGGGTGACGGTAGATCAGGTCAGAAGGCAGTCTGAGGACCCGAGTGATCAGATCCTTGTCGAGCTGCGTGGAGTTCGCATTGGGCCCTCGGCCGTACATGGTCAGGGGGTCATCACCGAGCTTGGTTTTGCAGCCGGTGACCATGTCGGGCCAGCCCGGGTTGGTCGCTACCGCACCCAGCTCGGTCGGTTTACCAACCATCACCCGCGTCCTAACTGCCTGATGCAGTGGGTCGGCCAGGACATCTGGTTGGTCGTTCAGGAGGACATCGGACCCCACCGGGAACTTTTTGTGGATTATCGTCAATCTGTCAAGCTCGTCAAGGGAGGTGCCTAATGAGTGGAGTTGCAACGGCCATCGCTGGTGGTACGATCGTAGGTGCTCTGGTCACATCTGATGCCTCAAGACAAGCCGCCAAATCTCAAGCAGGGGCGGTCAGCAACGCCGCCGATCTGCAGTGGCAGCAGTACCTGCAGAATCGTGAGGACCAGACTCCTTGGAGGCAGGCGGGGAGCACGGCCATCGGCCAGCTCAGTGACCTGACCAGTGCCAACGGCCAGCTGGGGCCTAACAGCCACTTCACCTACAACGACCTCTACGCGGATCCAAGCTATGGCTTCCGTCTGAATCAGGGGATGCTCGCACTTCAGAGATCGGCCGCGGCTAAGGGAGGTCTTCTGTCAGGTGGGACCCTGAAGGGCCTGACCGACTACGCTCAGAACGCCGCGAGCCAGGAGTACTCCAACGCCTACGGCCGATGGAACAATGATCAGACGAATACCTTCAATAGGTTGGCTTCCATCGCAGGGCTTGGTCAGACGTCGACCGCCAACTCCGCCCAGGCCGGGAACCAGTCCATGGGCAACATCACCAACCTTCTTACCCAGGGAGCCAACGCCCAGGCGGCGGGGATCATGGGCCAGGCCAACGCCTACTCCGGAGCTATTAACAACGGTCTCAACTCCTGGATGCAGTACCAGATGATGCAGAAACTCGCGCCGACCGCTCCTGCTGCGGCCGTATCCTAAGGGAGATGTCATGCCGATTGACCCCAATATCGCCTTGCAGGGCCAGCAGGTGCAGCCTCCTGACCTCCTAGGGAATTACATGAAGATGGCTCAGCTCAAGAACCTTCTTGCGCAGGGCCTGCAGCATGACCTCGCCACCCAGCAGATGCAGCAGCAGCTCACCGATACCAGGACCATGAGGGACCTGGCATCTAAGCACATGGTCACCGACCCCAACACCGGCCAGAAGACCTTCGATGAGCAGGGGTTCATCACCGATCTGCAGCAGGCCAACCCCACCGCCGCGACCACCTACCGTAAGGGCGCCTATGAGACCCAGGAGGCCAACGTCAAGATGACAGGTCAGCAGCTCGCCGTGGCCAAGCAGCGGTTGGACATGATCAGCCAGACCTACGCTGGGCTGCTAGCGAAGCCAAACGTGGCGCCGCAGGACGTGGCCACAGCCTTTCAGAGCCTCGCCCAGCAGGGGGTCGTGCCGCCTGAGGCCGTCCAGGCACAGCTGCAGCAGATCCCACAGGATCCCACTCAGATCCGCCCCTTCCTGATGCAGCATGCGATGCAACAGATGGATGCCTCCAAGCGCATGGAGCTCGCCTTGGGCGACATGAAAGACATCACGGTCGGTGGTCAGAATAAGATGTTCAACATCAACCGTCTCACAGGTCAGGTCACACCGGTCGCCAACCTCGGTGCCAACGCTGAGTCCGGGGCCGGTAAGCTGGAGCAGGACATCACCAACAAGGTGATCCCGGCTGATCAGGCAGGGGCCTACCGCAAAAAGGAACAGACCAACATGGCCATGATGATGAGTGGGGCCAACGGGCTCAGCCCACAGGCCCTGGACATGCTGGCCAACCTCGGGGTTCAGAAGGGCGAGGTACCGCAGATGGGTATGGGGGCCGCCGGGACTGCTCAGCGGGTCAAGATCGCGAATCGGATGGCTCAGATGGGCCAGGACGGGGTCCTGCCTGATCTGGGTGTCGCCGGTGCCTCCTACAAGGCTGATGCAGGCTCTCTCGCGCAGATGCAGAAGAACCGCGATCAGATCATCAACTTCGAACGGACGGCGGGGGCCAACCTCGATCAGTTCCTCAGCCTCGCCAAGAAGATGCCTGACATGGGATCCCAATGGGCTAACAAGCCCCTGCGTGAGCTGGCCTCCGGCGCCTTTGGTAGTGAGGCCCAGGCGGCGGCGAAGACAGCCCTCACGGTGGTTAGGCCTGAGTATGCCAAGATCAACCAGGGGGCCCTGAACGGGGTTCTGTCCGACTCGGCCCGCAAGGAGGTCGAGGCCACGATGCCTGATGATGCCACTTACGGCCAGTTCCTGGCGGCGGCCAAGGTCCTCAAGCAGGACGTTGCCAACCGGCATCAGTTCTTTGACCAGGGCATCAACGAGATCAAGAGCAGGATCGGGACCTCGACCAGCAAGCCTGGGATGACGAGTGCCACTGCCATCCCTGTCACCGACGAGGCCAGCTACAACGCCGTACCGTCTGGCAGCTTCTACAAGGCCAAGGACGGCTCTATTGGGAGGAAGCCCTGATGGCCACACCGAACCCTTGGGAATCCGCCCCTGCTGCCCACCAAGATAATGGAGGTAGGGCCAAGCCATGGGAGTCTGCGCCCGCAGACCATCAGGATCAGCCCGCCCTGCCGAATGGCCTGAAGGCCTACACCCTGCCGAATGGCAGCCAGACGGTCCAGCGCCCCTCGGACGGGGCGGTCTACATCAAAGGCTCCAACGACCCTCGCTTCGAGGGCCAGGACGGCTGGCACTACCAGGACCCTAAGACGGGAACCTGGGTCCCGGCCCCGGCGGTCGACCCGGCCAAGATGAGTTGGCTGCAGAAAAATATCGGAGGTGACACTTGGAAGGCCTTCGGACGGAATCTGAAGGCCGGTATGACTGCCCCCACCGATGCCATCAGGGATCTGGGCAACGACGTCGCCCATCTGGTCGGGCTGCAGTCGGACAAGACCTACATCCAAAACATCCAGGGCTCGGAGCAGCGTCAGCAGTACCGTCAGGCGCTTTCCAACGTAGGCGGTACCTGGGCTAAGGTCGCCCAGCTGCAGGGTGAGGCGGCCCCCATGGTCGCGATGATGGCTGCCACCCCTGAGTTGGCCGGCCCCACCATGGCTGCCACCGAGACGACCCCAGCCATGGCCACGCCCTACATCAGCCGGCTGGCAGCTACCGGGCTCAAGGCGATGCCCTACGCCTACGCCACCACCCCTGGTGATCAGGCGACCCGGCTTAAGGCAGGGACGATCGCTGGGGTTGCGGCACCGGTGGTCCAGGCGGGGATGGACAAGGTCGTGGTGCCCGCGGCCAAGGCCGTCGTGGGTGGCATCCGTGGTCTCATGTCGCCTGAGGCGGCCCAGCTCGCATCCCAGACCTCCGACCAAGGTGTGCCTCTGAGCACCGGTGAGATGATGAGCACTGACGGTCGTCTGGGCCGCATGGTTCGTGGGGTTGAGGACAGTGGGGAGCCCACGGCGCGCTGGTTCAACAACACCCAGGAGGCCCAGAACAAGGCAGGGGATGCCGCACGCCGACTTCTCGGTCAGGTGCAGCAGAAGGGGCAGGCCATGGGCTTCGAGTCGGAGGATGCCTTCCGACAGGCTCTGGCGGCGGATCCCTACAACAAGCGTCTGCAGGCCCTGAAGTCCGTGATCGACCAGGCCCAGTCGAACGACCCCGCAGATGTGGCTGAGGCCAGTGCCAACCTGAAGAACTGGTCCACCCGACAGGAGGTGGGGAAGATCTATGACCAGGCTCGGACCGCCGCCGCGGATCTGCCGAAACCCAACAGCAGCTTGAAGAACGTCACCCAGGCTGGTGACAAGATCACCAGCGAGATCAACCAATTGCCGGAGTCGTCCCGTGGTCAGTTCAAGGACGTGACGGACATCCTGGACGACTACAGGGCCTCGCTTCAGAAGGACGGGGATACCACCATCAGGAAGTACAACAGCCTGGATGCCATGAGCAATCGGCTGGGGGATCTGGCGCGTGATGCGACCGACGCCACGAAGGCCCGCTACTACCGGACCCTCCAGCAGGGCATCGAGGCCGACATGCGAGGCCTCGCCACCGCCAATCCAGGGTCGAAGTTCAGCCAGCTCTTCCAGGAGGCGGATCGCCGCTTCGCGACTGAGGTGGTGCCCTTCGAGGACAATGCGATCGCCAAGGCCATGCGCTCCTCTACCCCGGATGAGGTCCAGGCCAGCTTTATGAAGCGGGGCGGCTACACCGACCGCGGGCTGAAGTACTTTGAGGCCCTGGACCCTAAGGGCCAGCAGGCCGTGAAAGAGAAGTTCCTGTCGGACGCCATCGACGCCGCCACCGATCGAACTCAGCCAGGTCAGCCCTTCGACATGCACAAGTTCAACGGCTATCTCGATCAATTCCGTGGGGCCCGCAAGGTGATCATGGGAACTGGCACCGATGCTGATGCATTGACGGGTCTTGAGAACATCGGCCTGCACATGAAGGCACGTCCCAGCAGCAGCGTCAAGCCGTCATTCTTCAGCACCCTTACTGCTGGTGGCTCGGCGATCCTCAACACCGGACCGGTCAGAAAGCTTCTCCTGGCGGCGGACAGCCTCACGCCAGGTTCCAATAAGATGGAACAGCTTCTCACGCAGTATGCAGGACAGGAAGCAGGAAAACTTAGCGCCAAGACCACGGAGGAGCAATAATGACCACCTCACTTTCCAGCTACCCGAAGTTCAGAGCGATGGTGGTCAACCAGGCCACAGGAGACCTCAAACCCGCGGTCGGCTACCTACTCTACACCTACCAGGCGGGCACCACCACGCCGCAGGCCACCTACGTCGACTCCACCGGGACGTCACCGAATACCAACCCGGTGGTGCTGAATGCCAACGGTGAGGCGGACGTCTGGCTGGGCTCCAACCAGACCTACAAGTTCGTGCTCAAGGACCTCTCAGGGGTCGTGATCTGGACGGTGGACAACTACGCCAACCCCGACACCCAGCTCCTAAGTCTCAGTGCGCAGATCTATGGTGACTTCGCCAGCACTGCCAACGGAAAGGGCGATGCCCTCCTCGGCGTCCTTGCCCCCGTGGCTGGTGCGGTGGCCCTCACGCAGCATCAGAAGAATGCCCAGATGCTGACGATGAAGGACTTCCCCTGCAATGCAGATGGTGTCACCGACGACGCATTAAACATCCTGACCGCGGTCACCGCGACCTCGTCCCTGATCTTCACGGCTGGCACCTACTTCATCGGATCCAACCTCACCATCCCGCCTAGCTGCTCCATCCGTATGGAGCCAGGTGCGATGTTCTTGGTAGCTCCAAACGCGACCCTGACCATCAACGGCAAGATCACCGCTGGGCGCCATCAGATCTTCAGCATCGGCGCGCCCGTGGCCGGCAAGACGATGCCAACCATCACCGGTTATGGTCTTCTCCAGCTGGAGGCTGCGTGGTTCGGGGCCGTGGCCGATGGCAACATCAACAACACGCCCTACATCGGCACCGACAACCTGGCGGCCTTCCAGCTCGCGATCCAGACGGCCACCAACTCCCACAATCAGACGGGGGCGGGGGCCTCCATCCATGCACCAGGAGGCGCCTACCTTCTGCGTCCTGTGGCCTTCACGGCCTCGATCAACAGCTCGAACCAGCTCGTGGTGACTGCGGTCAGCAACGGCATGATCACCTGCCCCATGCCGGTCTACGGCCTCAACATCACACTGCCCTATCGGCTGTTCACGACGAGCCAGGTGAGTGGGACCCCTGGCGGCCCTGGGGTCTACAACCTGGCCGTGGGCATCGGCTCGCTTCCTGGGGCAGTGGCTAGTCAAAGCTGCCAAGGTGGCTCCATCACGCTGCCCAACGCCATCTCGCTGTTCGGTGATGGGATCTGGTCGACCATCCTCTTCTCCTCGACGGACTGCAACTCGGGGCTGGTCCAGTTCCAGTACGCCCCCGGATCGGGCGGGGACCCAGCCTCACTACATGACATGGCCATCTTGGGCAACAGCGGGGTCGGGTTCAACATCTACGCACGTGGCGTCTACGCCGACCTCAACGCGATCTTCGCCCACCATCTCTGGATCAACTCATGGTACGACGGGCTGCTGACTAACGGCGGTGACAACTGGTTCGACGCGGTGACCTGCGAGCTCTGCGCAGGCCAGTCGGGCATCCACATCTCCGGATCTAGCGTTTCCTTCTCCAACATCGTCACCTACGAGTCGAAGTCCGGGATCCTGGTCGACAACGCCGGTGGGAATGACGTCAGTGAGTTCCCCATCTGCATCACGAACTACCGATCGGAGAATGACGACATCTGGGGCCTGAATATCACCAACGGCAAGAACGTCCAGGTGACCAACTGCTCCTTCAACGCCACCTCGAATTCCTACTACGCCTATGAGGCGGTGAATGTCTATGGCTCCCAGTCGCGAAACATCAGCATCAACAACGCCACTGCCCGGGTCCAGGGAAGCAACTCCACCGCGGCCGTCGGCTTCTACGTCGGACCTGGCGTCGGCAACGACATCGAGTTCGTGGACTGCCGGGCCATCGGCTGGCTGGACGGCATGAAGCTCGATGGCGGGAACGTGCGGGTCCAGGGCGGCTACTTCGGGTACAACATGCGCCATGGCATCAACGCCAACTCGTGGACCGGCTCCACCCTGGTGGTCAACGGCCCTGAGTGCAGCTGCAATGGCCAGAACTACCAGGCCGGGGCTACGATCAACTCGGCCTCGTTCACCGGCCAGGTCCTAGTGGGGAACCTCAGCCAGCTCGTGGTCACCGCGGTCACAGGCACGGTTGCTACCGGCCAGGAGGTGCGCGGTGCCAACCAGGCCAGTGGGGCCCCTATCCTGCCCTATGGAACCTACATCACCGGCCAGGTGAGCGGGACCCCGGGTGGCGCGGGGACCTACTCCCTCTCGCAGGCGGCGGCCGGGGCGGTGTCGGCCCAGGCGATGAGCAGCGTGGTGTGCGGGTTCACTGGGACGATCACCGGGCCATACGGGCATATCATGATCGGTAACCTGACGGCCACACAGGGCACTGGTCAGCCGCAGACCATGGGGGTCTTCTTGGCCTGCTCGGTGGGCAGCTCCTACGCACGAATTCATGACTCGATCCTCGCCTACAACGGCGCAAACTTGGTCACCGGGGGCACCCAGTCGGCCAACATCACCAACACCGGCATCATCAGCTGATGCCATCTAAGGAGATTACCATGCATCTCGAACTTCATCGCAGGTCCCTGGGTCCCAAGGCTACCTTGGGCCAGCTATACATCGACGGCATCCTCGAATGTCTCACCCTCGAGGACGTCGTCCGTGACCTCAAGGAGGACGGCTCAGGGAAGATCCAAGGTGAGACGGCGATCCCCGCCGGCACCTACAAGGTCACGATCGACTTCAGCCAGCGGTTCCAGAAGAAGATGCTCCATATCCTGGAGGTGCCCTTCTTCACCGGGATCCGCATCCACAGCGGGAACACGGACCAGAACACGGAGGGCTGCGTCCTCGTCGGCAACGAGAAGATCAACGACGACTTCATCCATGGCGGGTCCCATGCGCTGCCCATCCTGCAAGGGAAGATCCAAGAGGCTCTCGACCGTGGTGAGGAGGTCGACATCACGATCACCGATGACTTTCAGCAGGCTTAGTTCCGAGGATCCTTACGACGAGGATCCCTATTTTATGGAGGAGACCTATGGACATCACTGGTATCGGTTCGATCGCCGACCTGGCGGGGAATATCATCAACAAGATCTGGCCGGACAAGACCCAGGCGGAGAAAGACCAGATGGCTCAGGCCATGGCCTTACTACAGGGCCAGATCCAGCTCAACCAGGGACAGCTGGACGTGAATAAGGCAGAGGCCGGTAGCACCAAGCTCTTCGTCTCTGGCTGGCGCCCGTTCGTCGGCTGGGTCTGTGGTTCGGCCTGTGCCTGGAACTGGATCGGGCTCCCCATCGCGAACTTTGCGGCCGCCATTGCCCATCATCCCCTCAACATGGCCCCCGCTGATCTCACTCAGATGCTCCCACTTCTGCTGGGGATGCTCGGCATGGGTGGCCTTCGTACCTACGAAAAGCTCAACGGCGTCGCCGCTAAATAGGAGCCACTGTGGATTACAAGACCGTCACTCTGATGATCTGCCTCCCCATCATTGGGTTCTTTTTGGTGCGTGAATTCAAACAGAAAGATTCCGTGGTCTCAGCCCTGCAGCAGTTGACCCTAGTTGTCGGGGAGCTCAAGCACTCCATCGAGAACGTCAAGCTCTGGGTGGACAGTCGCTTCACACGTAAGACCGATCATGACAAGGACATCGAGGACCTGAGGGCAGAGATCAGCCGTCGCTTTGAGGAGCGTGTCGAGGACTGCCCTGCCCGTCAGGAATTTATGAGAAAAGATCAAGTAGGTCACTGATAGAACTAGGGCCCGGATGTGAGGCGTCCGGGCCCTTGGTGTCTCTACTTCAGAATCTCGTACCTGCGCCCCGCCTTGGTCCAGAGCGCCAAGGCCTCCGAGTGAGGATACTCCTCGTCGAAGACCAGGCGCTTGCAGGTGGTATTGAGCAGCAGCTTGATGCAGGTCATGCACGGGCTGCAGGTGGTGTAGCAGGTGTCGATGGCGTAGGGGTTCCGGCACTGCAGCAGGGCGTTCTGCTCGGCGTGGATCGCCTGGCACCCATCCAGGTTGGTCCCCGATGGACTGTAGGCCCCAGTGCAGGAGTGCGGGTGGTAGACGTGAAAGACACCATCACCATCCAGCATCGACTCTTCTTGATTGCAGTGCGGGAGCCCACTGGCGACCCCGTTGTAGCCCGTGGCGAGCACATGCCCACGGAAGTCCAGCAGGACGGCCCCCACGTGGCGGCGCAGGCAGGTGGAGCGCTTAGCGGTCACGCGGGCCAGCTCCATGGCCCACTCATCACGGGTCGGTCTCATAGCCACCACCTCAGCCGGTCACTCACCCGCGAGTTGCGGAGCTCACGGAGCGTGTGCAGCAGGGTGAACTCGTCCTGGAAGAGGGTCTCCGGGGTGAGTGGCTGGTCCTCTGGACCATCCGGGCCGTCGTTGATGATGTCGAACAGCTTGAGTCGATGCTCCTCGTAGAGGTGCAGGCTGGCCGCTGTGAGATAGAGGTCGCCGGGCTCGAGCAGCTGATGGAGGAGCGACTGCCGGAGCCGACAGCACACGAGGTGACCCAGCATGCTGAAGTTGAACAGGTCGTAGGGCAGTCCCAGCCAGAGGTCCGAGGACCTCATGAACACGTGGCAGTTCAGCTTGCCGTCACGCACCTGGAAGCCGATGGCCACAGTGCAGGGGATGTCTTTGCTCGGACCAGGGTTGGGCGTCCAGATGGTCAGCACCGCCTGGCGGCTCATGGGGTCCTCGATCAGCTTGCCGACCACGTAGTCGAGCTGCTCCATGATCCGAGGCCCATAGGCACCGGCGAAGGTCTCACCGTCGTCGCTGAACTGGCTGATGTACTTGTTGTAGGGGGCGATGGTCGCTACGTGGCGGTCACCTGTGAGGATCCAGTAGGCCTCGGCGGCCATGAACTGGTAGCTCAACTGGCGACCGGGGATCGTCAGGACCGGCTGACGCATGGGGACCTTGACCGTCTGGTGTGGCAGCTCGTAGGTGCGCTTGCCTCGCGGTTCGACCTCCTTGCCGTGGTAGAGGATGGAGTGGCCCTTGTCGAGCCATTGGTCGTTGACACTCACTGGAGTACCTCCTTGAGAAGTGAGATCAGGGGATACGGCTCCTTGGCGTGGAACCGCTTGTGGGCCTGCGGATGGTCCACGGTATGGTGGGTGATGGCCAGTTCATCCAGCAGAACGTCAGCGGCCCCACCCAGGGCCACGACATGCAGATCGTCAGGCAGCCGGTGGTAGAGCATGGACTCCTTGATCTTGTCGGCGTTGACCCAGTAGATCAGCTCCTCACCGATGCCAGCGTCCTCCAGCTGCTGGGTCAGCCACTGACTGCAGCCGCCCTGATCGAAGGAGGCGAAGGGCCACTGATAGAATGGATCATCGTTCTTGTGGTTAGCAAATCGCTCCCCCACCAGCATGACCCGAGCGTTGAGATGCCCAGCCGAGGCGACATGCAGGTGATGCCTGGGCACCGAGTCCTGGGCCGCCTTGATCTCAGCCTGCAGGTCGTCCTCGAGCTTGAGGTTGCTGGTGAAGTCGAACATGATCTTCGGCAGGGCGGTCGGCTCCTCAAGGTAATGCATGTAGACCTCAGTCAGCTCCTCCTCACGTCTCAGCATCTCCTCATGCCGACGTCGGTTGAAGTTGCTCAGGCAGGTCTCGAGGGATGGCTGGCACTGCACCACGACGGCGCTGCAGCGCATGGCCAGGCGCTCAAGCATCCGCCGGGTGGGGGTGCCCAGCCGGTCCATGCCACCACGGAAGGCCTTCCCATAGGGGACCTCTGACAGCCAGCAACGATCGAGGACAACTGGCTGGTAGCCCAGGAGGGCGGGGAGCATCGCCTCCACGTACATCCGGGCCAGCCCGTGGGTCACGATCGGTAGGTTGCCGAAGTGGACATACTGGGCATGGGTGTGACGTGCATAGGTCCGCGCCGTGGTCGTCTTGCCACCTCCATCCGGGCCCTCAAAGATGGTGACACGCTTGCAGCTATTGATCATCACAGCACCTCTCTTCGCTGATCACGTCGTCGAAGGAGTAAGGATAGCAAAATTGCTCACGATTGTAGCCGGCATCCTTCAGGATCACTGCAGTCTGGGGAGGGATCCAGCCAGCGGGTTTGACGCAGTCGACGGCATGCCCACGGGGACCGACCCCACGGACCTTTTCCATATTGGCTGAATGAACGTCGTCCCAGAGGTCCTGCCACGGGAGACCCAGCATGACGGCAGTCCCTTTGGCGAAGTACACGAGGTCCACAAGCGCATCAGCCTGAGCAGCGAGGTCCTGCTTCTCACACGCGTCCTTGAACTCATTGAGCTCCTCCTGCATGCACTCCACCCGCTCCTGCAGCTTGCGCTTGGTCAGGTGGGTCGGTCGGTCGTTGACGATGATGTCGAACTTCTGATGGAACTCCTTGACGTTCTCGTACTCGCAGCACTCGTTGATGGGGTCCCGGAAGATCCAGTTGAAGAAGGTGACGATGAAGGACCAGAGCTTTCTCATCTGGGCCTCCGGCACACCCACATGTTATTGCGGGCATGATCAGGGAACAGCGGGCCGAAGATATTGCTGATCGCATCGTTGTCGAAGTAGCCCTCGAGCAGCTTTGCGACCGCCTTGACCTCAGGGCTCCCCTGCTGGCGGATGTGCTTGATGTCCATGAAGGTACCGAACCGCTGCTCGATCTTGAACCCGGCCTTCTCGGTGGCCTTCTGCAGCTCCGGCACGGTGTACTCATGGATGTGGTTGGCAGCATGGCGGACCCCGTCGTAGCAGGGGGTGGACATGAGCATGACCCCACCCGGCTTCAGGCACTCGAAGCAAGCCTTGAGCATCTTGGCACCATGCTCGACCTTCATGTGCTCGATCACCTCGTAGTGCACGACCACATCGAACTTCTTGGCCTTGAGCAGCTCCTTGTAACGCTCCACGAAGTTGAAGTCGCCGAGGAACGTCAGCCGCTGACTGCCACTAGGCTTGAGGCTGTTCAGGTCGACCCCCGTGTAGGTGTTCACGTGGGGTGCCGCGCCGCCCACGAGGATCTTGCTGAGGGGCTTGTCCTGCCCGCAGCCGACCTCGAGCACATCGTCGGTGTTCTTGATGAACCGACGTGCGAAGGACCAGCGGAAGAAGTGCGCGGAGTAGTCACGATGCAGGGTGCGGCCGTGGCCGGCCTCGTGCAGCTGGGTGGTGTCGTAGTCACGGTTGTCGCGCTCGACCTTACGACTGATGGGCATGGAGCACCTCGTAGGGGATGAAGGGTTTCAGACGGGCCCACTCCGCGCGAGCCGGATCCAAGAACCGCGCCAACCTGAGGCGCTCGGACTGGACCAGAGCGAGAGCTTGCTGGAAGGAGACGAAGGCCAGGTTCTCCTCGAGCCTGGACCTTCGCTCCTGGGCCCGTTGGCGATGATCAGCGCCGTGCCGGGCCTGTGCCATTACTTCACCACCGGGTCGGGGACGTTCTTGACGCCGTTCTTGCGGAGGTCGTTGCGGTACCACTTGACGTAGCCGGCCTTGTTGTCGTCGAGGCCGAACTTGGCCTGGACCTTCTTGAAGATCTGCTCGTCGGTGAGCTTGCCCTCCATGATCAGGTCCTTGAACATCTGGGAGGCCGTTTCCTTCTTCTCGCCCTTGGCCTTGGGCTCGACCTTCTTGGTGGCGGCCTTGGGCTCCGCCTTCTTCGGGGTCTCCTTCTTGGCCGGCACAGGCTTCTTCTCGGCGGTCTTCTGCGCCGCGAGCTTTTCGTCGGTGTTCTTCTTGGAAGTCGCCATGGCGATCTCTCCTTGGGTAATCTGGGTGTATTTACCCAGGTAGTTAAGGGCCTCCCGAGTGGCCCCAAGGTGGGTGGCGTACTGCAAGTAGAGCTTGGCAGCACGATCGACCGGGTAGTCGAGCAGTGGCTTGTACTTGTGATCGAAGTCCTTGATGGGGAGCCGCTTGACCAGCAGCCCCTCCTCAGCGTCGAAGGGGATGTAGTAGACGGTCCCATCCCTCCGCTCCCCCTCGATCACCGTATGCTGGCTGAAGTCCACATAGACGAGGATCTGGGGCAGGTCCAGCAGTGGGCGCTTGGGTTTGGTCGGCGGCGCCGGGATCTCCTCCCACGGCACAGATTCTTCCACCTTCTTGGCTGAGGAATGTTTCATTAGACTACCTCCTGGTCATGTATACATTAATTGTAGTGCGCAACAAGTACTTGAAAACAGCTATTTTCGATGTTTGTTTTTGGCAAGTGTTACGAGGGCCTCGAACAGCGCCTGCTGCCCCTTATGCTTGCTCTTGATGCAGCCCATGATGACCTCATCGATGGTCCCCTTGGCGATGATGTGGTGGACGAAGACCTTCTTGGACCTGTTCCCCTGCCGGTAGACACGGCGGATGAACTGATCGTAGAGCTCGTAGTTCCACGTCAGGCTGTGCCAGCACACGTGATGACCAGCGCCCTGGAGGTTCAGCCCGTGGCCGATCGACTGCGGGTGACCGAACAGCAGCTCGATGTTCCCCAGGTTCCACTCTGTCTCCACGTCCTTGAATTGCTTGGCGGTCAGATCTCCCACGAAGATGCCTGACGGGAAGGCCTTCTTGAGGCGGTCCACGTCATGCTCGAAGTCGTAGGCCACCAGCAGCGGGCTTCCCTGCAGCTCCTCGACAAGGTCCTTGAGGGCCTCGGTCTTCGCGTCGTGGAGGTTGATGAAGTCCCGCTTCTTGAACTTGACGAGGCCATTCTCCTCCATCTCCGGGTAGTAGAACACCCCGCCGTTGGCGATCTGCCGGCACTTGGTGGAGGCCGCCGCGGCATTGTTCGCCACGACCAACCGGTTGTTCACCATGGCGATCAGGTCGTTCTCGACCTCGTCGTAGAGCTGCATCACATCTTTCGGCAGCTCCACGCGGATGCGGTTCTCGATGAGCTGCGGCATGTCCAGCTCCTCGTCGCCGATCCGCAGGGCCAGCGGGGCCATCCGCTCGTAGATGGCCTCCTCGTTGACTGGTTTCCAGATCTCGAACGGAGTCGGCTTCCCGGTCTGGGGGTCGAGCCGCTTGACCGGGGTGAAGTACTTGGCGCGGAATTGGGTGATGTAGGGCCCGAAGGTCCTGCCCATGTCGAGGACGTAGGCCTGCCCGAACAGGTCCAACAGCCCGTTGGCGGCGGGAGAGCCCGTCAGGCCCCACCGATGGCCGAACGTGTGCAGCACCTTCTTGAGGGCCTTGAACCGGTTCGTGCCGATGTGCTTGAACTTGCTCAGCTCGTCGACCACCAGCACGTCGAAGCCGAACCGCTTGAAGGCCCGAACGTCCACGTCTACCGATGTTTTACCCGTCTGGGTCTTCGTCTTGACCACCTTGAGCAGCCAGTCCAGGCCCTCAGGGTTGATCACGTAGATGTCGGCCTCCCGCTCGAGCGCCTCGTCCTTGTCCGGCCCGTGGAGGACCTCCACCTTGAGGTGTTGGAAGTCCCGCCAGTGCTCGACCTCACCGGGCCAGACGTTGTAGCAGACCCGGACCGGGGCGATGATGAGGGCCTTGCTGAACATCTTCCGCCGCTTGAGCCACGTGAGGGCGGCCAGTGTGATGCTGGTCTTGCCCAGGCCCGGGTCCAGGAACAGGGCAGCGCAGGCATGCTCCAGCAGGAACTTAACGGCCTTTTTTTGGTAGGCGTGCGGCGTCCAGTCGATCCCGCACGGCCTCAAAAGCTCGATCTGCATTGTCGTGGACCTCAATGTCGTAGCCCAGCCGTCTGAGCCAGTCATGGATGAAGAGCTGCTTAGGGGTGGGGGTGCCACCTGGAACCTTGAACTCGATGAAGAAGGGCCTGCCACCAGGGATGAGGAAGATACGGTCCGGCCATCCGTTGTCGCCAGGCACGACGAACTTCTTGGATGGGACCCCCAGCTCGTTGGTCACCCGGTGGCAGGCCCTCTGCTCGATGGTCTTCTCGAGGGTCATGTCAGAACTTGCACGGTCCGCCGTTGCTGGCGCGATAGTGACACCACCTGCACTTGTCGTTGGGGCGAGGCGCGAACTTCGTGTCCCGCATCATGGGCCCCACCCGCTTCTCCCACTCCTTCTTCAGGGCAGGCAGATCCTGACGGGTGTAGGTCTTGGTCACCGGGTTCACCCCGATCGTGATGGGCTGGTCGACGTAGGCCAGCACGGTCTCGACTTCCTCGACATCCGGGAACTGCAGCAGGCCCGCGAGGGCGTAGAGACCGAGCTGCTCCTGGTGCTCAGGGTTGAGCTTCCCGGTCTTCCAGTCGATCACCTGGAGCTTCTTGAATACCTGGCCGACCAGGGTGGGGCTTGCCACGTCCATCTTGACCCGACACCAGCATTCCTTGCCGAACCAGCTGGCTAGCCCCCACTTGCCATCGAAGGCCCAGGACTCTTCGACCTTGAGATGCTTGTTCTTCTTCAGGCCCCTGAGCAGCTCGCCGAAGGCCTTGAGTTCCTTGGGCAGGGTCCTTCGGACCCCCTTCAGGTAGTCCTCCGCCAGCTTGTGGATCGCGGACCCACGCGCCATGGCGGGATTCTCGGGCTCAGTGATCTTGTCGAGGTACTTGAGCTTGGCCTTCAGTGGGCACTGCTGATAGTCGTGCCAGCGGCTGTAGCTCCAGGCGAGGAACTTCTTGGTGAGGGAGGCCATGCGGCTCCTAGAGAAGGATCTTGATAATGAGAGAGACGACGAAAAGGATGGCGAGGATGTAGGCACCGGCCATCATCGTCGAACCGATGAGCTGATAGGTGTTGTCCTTCATTTCAGCACCTTGCCCTTCTTGTCATAGTCCTTGAGCTCGGACCAATTGGTCTCACTGGTCTTGCCCTCGGACAACATGGGGACATCGAACTCGATGCTGTTCATGCACTCACGCAGCTTCTGCATCTCCATGGCCATGATACCCTTGGGGCAGCTGACCAAGAACTCATCATGCACCGTGAGGAGCACCCGGGCCTCGGGATGCTTGACTGGCCAGTAACGGATGAGGGCCTCCTTGGTGCAGTCGGCTGCGGAGCCCTGCACCAGGACGTTCAGCATCTTGTAGTCGTAGGTCTGCATCTTGCCGTTGATGATCTGTGGGGGCTCACAGAAGTACTCCCGGCCACCCCACGTGTGGATGGGCTCGTTGGCCTGGCTGATGGTCTTCATGTCACGGTACATCTGCTTCAGCCCCGGGAAGGCGGTGAGCACGGCGTCCTTGACCTTCTTGGCATAGTCAACCGTGATATCCGACTTCAGGGCGAGCTTGCCGACCCCCATCCCGTAGATCAGCCCGAATACCGTGTTCTTCACCGGCTTACGGGCATCATCATGGGACAGGTCGGGGAAGATCCCATGATCGTTCTGCAAGATGTTTGTTGCGTGGTCATGAACATCCAACCAGTTGTTCTCCTGATAGGCCTCCAGGAGGGCCCCCGCCTCGAAGTGGGCGAGGATCCGCAGCTCCTGCTGGCTGTAGTCGCGGTCGAGCAGGACATGCTCCTTGCTCCAGGGCACCACGTAGCTCCGCACCTTGGGCAGCGGTGGCAGGTCCTTCATGGGTGACACCGGCAGCTTCTTGGCCTTCTTGGCGTCGGACTCCTCGTGCCTGAAGATCGGCTTGAACTCCTTGGGGATGTTCTGGAAGTTGGGCGTGCTCGACAGCCGACCGGTGCGGGTGCCGGCGTCACCCTTGACCTGATTCCACGACGTGAAGATCAGGCCACCAGACCGCTCCGCGGTGGCGAGCCACGGGGCCATAAACGTGCGCAGGCAGGTCCCCAGCTGGGTCCGATACTTCAGAACCCCCTTGAGCTGGGCATCACTGATGATCTCGGCCAAGGTCTCCTTGTCGGTCTTGTAGGTGCCCTTGTCCGTCCGTGGGAGGCTGTCCTCGTCCACGAGCTTGCACTTGATGAGGGCCTCGATCAGCTGGTCCCCACTGTCGACGTTCATGTCCGGCGTCTTGAGCTTCTTCTGCACCCACTCGGTCAGCTGCTGGTGGATGACGAAGTAGCGGCGGACGTCGTCTGACAGCCGCTTGAGATCGATGGGCACCCCCTGCCGCTCCATCTCCATCAGGATGGGCATCAGCTGACGCTCACGGTCGTAGGCAGCCAGCATACCACGCTCCACGGTCTTCTTGTAGAGCAGCTGGAAGAGCTTCTCGGTCCTTACCACGTCTCCGTCAGCATACCTTCCGACGAGACCACCTGGGGCCAGAGCGATGTATCGGCCGTAGTAATGTTCAGATTTGGTGGACATACTGATCTTGACGCCAGGCACCGGTTGATGCTCGACCAGCCAATCGCCGACGGCATCACGCTCCTCCGGAGGCATCTGAAGGAGCCTGTTCGCTGAAGGCTTAAGTCCAAGTTCTCTCTGATGGGGATCGTCGAGGAAGAGAAGGAAGAGCATGTCATGGTAGCAGAGAGGGTGTAGACGCGGCATGCCCATGTGAGTTTCTGCGACATCCACGTCGAACTTCCCATTCTGAAATAGCAGACCAGCACTCTCACCAAGTTTCCAGGCAGCAGACAGAGCCACCACAGCTTCAGGGTACGTGCAGTTGTTCTCACTGGGGTGCCCCCACGCGTAGTAGTGGGCCTTCTTGCCCGGGTACTTGATGCTGACCCCGACCGGAACCGGTGGATAATCAGGTCGGCCGGTGATGCCGAACGTCTCGAAGTCGATGGTGATGGGTTTGGGGATCTTCATCACAGCACCGGCATCTTCATGGCCAGCTTCTTGACGAGCCAACGCTTGAACCGGCCATTGGGCAGTACCACCGCCTGGTCAAGCGGCGCGATCAGCAGCCGGTCCATGGCCACCATGCAGGCCCCGGCCGGCTCGTTGAGAAAGGCCACGTAGGGCACGGACTGATCCTCGCGCAGGACGACGAAGCACCGATGCAGATAGCTGTGGCCGTGGATGTGGCAGGCCCACACGAAGTCTGACATCCCGTCAACCAGGGCGAAGCGGGCCCACTCGTTCTTGACGTCCGCCGGGAGATCACTCATGTGCCAGCTCCTTCCGCTCCCGCTGGTAGCGCAGGCGGTTGAGGCGGCTGTGAATGCGCTTCACGAACTGGGGGCGGGCCTTGCCGCCTTGCTCCGCCGTCATGAGCTCCTTGGCCTCGTCCTCAGTGCAGGTCTTGAGCACCTCATTCAGGCCGATCCAGGTCTCGAGGGCCTGGTCGACGGTCCAAGTAGGTTTGATCTTCTTCGTTGCCATGTGGGCCTCCTTTCATAGTGAGCGGGACGGGTCCACTCAGTGGAAGGCCTCGAAGGGCCCTCCCCTCAGGGGATCAGTACTTACGTTTGTTGGCGGGCTTCTTGGCGCCCTTGGCCGGCTTCTCGACCTCTTCCGCCGGGATGTAGGGGAAGTCGATCGCCTCCTTGGCCTCCTCGTGCCGCTTCTTCAGGACGTTGAGCAGCTCAGTGGGGGCGGTGGCCAGGGCCTCGAAGGTGACCTTGAACTGGCTCTTGTCGTCAGGCACGACCTTGACCTTGGTGAAGACGGCGAAGGGCGGGCGCTTGAGGGTCCCGGCCAGCTGCTTGACGAAGGTGGCGTAGCCCTTGACGCTGGTGACGGGGAGCTTCATGTAGGCGATGGCCGCCGTCTTGAAGTGGTCGAGGTCCTCGAAGGGCGTGAACCGGCCGTTCTGTATGGTCCCGGCGGCGATCATGGCCAGGCGCCGGGTGTTCCGGCAGGCCTTGCCCTTGCCCACGTCGGCGGAGCCGAACTGGTTGAGGGGGCAGTTCATGCACTGGGGGTTCTGAGCAGACACGACCTTGTCGTGGGGCCTCATCTCACGCTCGTCCCGGCCGAAGGCAAAGCAGGTGGGGGACTGCAGGGACTCGGGGTCGTACTTGCCCTCGTAGTAGACGTTCTCGAGGATACCGTCGAGGACGACCACGGCCATCTCGTTGTTGGGAAGCGGGGCATCGTTGAAAGTGAGGCGTCCGCCCTTGAGGCCGAAGAACTGGCCGGTGGCCGCGGAGGCCTCCTGCTCGGCGGCGACGGTGGCCATCTCGGCGAGCTCCTTCTCCCACTTGTTGACCTGACCGGTCGGTTCTTTCTGTGCGCGGGCCATGGAAGGCTCCTTTATAGTGAGGTGTCAGTGGTACCGAAGTACCGTGAGGGTGGCATCGACCGCGTCGGTGCCGAAGTACAGGATGGTGCAGATGATGGCGGTGAAGACAGCACCGAGGATGATCTTGTGGCGCATGGTCACACCTTGGTGCAGCTGACGGTGCTGGTCTGGAACGGCTCGATGCCAGGGACCTGCTTCTTGTTGTCCCACATGTCCTGGATGGCCTTGTCGTTGAGCCGCCGCTGGAGCAGGTCGAACCGCTTGTTCTTGGCTACGTAGGCGTAGAACTTGTCGTAGTCCTTCACCTGTGGCACCGTCTTGGGGACAACTTTGACGTTGGCGACCTTGCCGGAGGCACCGGTGGCCTCGGACTTGGGGAGGGTCTGGATGATGTGCTCCTTCAGGGCCTTCTCCTCCTCCTCGATGGCGGCGACCAGCTTCTGCTGCTCCAGTCGTTTCTGACGAAGCTGGTAGAGGCGGTCCGCGCAGGCGCCGATGGTCTTCGGGAACTTGAACGCTGTCATTGTTTGCTCCTTTCACTACTATCTTATGCCTGAGCTAACCGTTTGTAAACGACAAGTTTCTTTGGGTTGTTACAGCAGGATCTGCCGACCCAACGTGTTCAGGTCCGAGAGGATGATGTCGACCGCACAGAGGTGAGACTCCATCATCTCCTTGGAGCTGGCCTGACGACCGACCACAAGATGATCCCACAATCGGATGAGCAGTGGCCCGAACTGGCGCAGGGCGTCGATGTAGTTGTTGACCGTGATCAGCTCCTGCTCGGTGACCAGGGCCGGGTCGTAGCTGGGGTCATAGATCTTCTCCATGATCGGCTTGGCGTAGCCGTGGAGTTCATTGAGGCGTTCAGCTGGGGTCACAGGTCCCTCCTGTCGCGAACACCCAGGTAGACCGGGAACCGCGGCTTGTCCTTGCTGCCGGTGGGGAAGTACTTGTACTTGACAACGCCGCCCTTATAGCCTATACCGTACCTCCACCAGTCCATGCGGTCCTGCTCGTTGAACCCGGTGCCGAGGTCGAACTCCACGCCGGTCTTGAGGTCCCGGACGGTGAGGCTCCCCATGGTGGCGGCCGTGACCTTACCCTCCTTCTTGCTGGACCGGACCTTGTGGCCGGTGGGGCTGGTGGTCTGCTCGTTGACGTTGATCTGCAGCTCGTTGATGCGAAGCACCACGGCCTCCGAGTCACAGAACCGCTTCAGCTTGAGCAGGATCCCCTCCCGGGCCGTGGAGCGGCCGTGCTTGTACCGGCCATATACGTCCCGCAGCATGACCCCCTCGTAGCCCTGGCCGAGGTAGAGCTTCTCCAGCTGCTCGAGCTCCGCCGCCGTCTTGACCAGCACGTGGGGCACGACCTTGACCAGCCGGTGCTTGATGGACCCCAGGGCGCGGTACCGGCGCTCGAACGTGAGGTCCACGTCATAGACGTCGAAGACCCAGAACGTCAACCCCTCGATCGGCTCGTCGTCGGACATGACCTTGCTCATGGTCTTGCGAAAGGCGTTCGGTGCCGTGGGGTCCCCCATGATCAGCTCGCCGTCGAGGCCGTTCAACTGCTGGGCTGACTTGACCAGCGTCTGCAGGGCAGCGTTGGGCAGGGGCTTCAAGCTCCGGCTGTAGGCCACCCCGTCATGGATCAGGCAGCGAACGCCGTCCAGCTTGGGCGACGCCAGCATCGGGAACTTGAGGAGGTTGATCTCCTTCATGGTGGCCGCAAGAAGCGGTGGTCTGAGCTCATTCATAGATGCCCCTCCCCCATGCACGTCGGGCAGACGGTGCTGATCTGGTTGAAGCCATGGACCTGCTTGATGGTCCCCTCCCCATGGCAGGTAGGGCAGCCGTGGTGCTCCGGCGCCTGGGCCACGGCCCTCTTGTAGGCCTCGTGGGTCTCTTGGAACTGGACAATGTTACCGCCCCGGTCCGGGTGCAGTGTCATGACCAGCTCCCGCCACCGGGCCTTGATCTCATTTTTGGTACTGCCCTCAGGGAGCCCAAGCACCTGGAGCGGCTCAGTCGACACCGACCACCTCCGCGAGGCACCAGGCGTAACCGGCGACGTCGACGATGGAGTCCCGATGGTCTGGCGACTGCCGGAGCCGGGCCAGCTTGACGGCCATGAGAACCAACACGGCGTCCTCCGAGGTGATCTCCTTGCCGGTCATGGCGGAGGCAATCTCACTGATGCGCTTGAAGTTCTCAGCCGGTGGACCGTAGCGCTCAAGCCGTTCCCCGTGGGTCACGTTGTTGGCCTCCTCGAGGATGTTCAGTCGCACGGGCGTGGGGTTAACCTTGGCCATGACCTACTCCTTCATGTCGGTGTCGAGCTTGACGGCGAACTTGTTGACGAACTCAAGCAGGTCGGCCTTGGCCGTCGGGATCTCGGCCGGTGTGATTGTGATCTCCTTGGTCCTGGACCCGAGATCGAACAGGTCACAGAACTGCTCCTTGACCTCCTTGGCGCCGGCGTTGGTGGCGGCGTAGCGGAACCGCTCGGCCCCGTTGGGGCGACGAAGCTTGACGAGATAGCAGCGCATATCATCTCCTTTCACGAACCCGCCCCACCGGTGCTGGACGATCCATGCAGGGCGGGGCGGGTGCTGTAGTAGGTGCCAGTTGGTTGAGCTAGGCCTTGAGGGCCGCCAGGACGTCCTTCTGGATGGTCTTGAGGATCTTGACGGTGCCCTTGTCCTCCTGGGCCTCGATGGCGGCGGCGAAGCTCTCCTTCACGGAGGCGATGCAGCGCTTGGTCTCGGTCTTGGTCGCCTTCTCCTCGGCCTTGGCGATCAGCTCTTCGGTGGTCTTGGCCATGATGGCCCTCCTTTGTAGGTTGTGAGGTGCTGGTCGGCGTCGTGCCCGCGTGCCTCGGTCAAGGTTAAATATAGTCCTGCAACTTTACATTGTAAATAATCATTTTTGCAAATACTTTTGGATTTGGAGCCGCGTGGCCTTCATCCACCTCTCATGGTTCCGCAGAATGTAGTAGCGGTCAGGTCCCTCCGGGCCAGGTACCGTCTGGCCATCACACACCTGAGGCACCCCGGCACGACGAAGCTCCCGACCAAGCCCATTGGCCGTGACTCGCTTCACCCCCATCGGGTCGTAGAGCTGCAGCAGATAGCGGTTGGTGAACAGATCCCCCACCACCTTCACGTCCCCCACCCGCAGGACCATCTCCGGATCGTTGATCAATCGGCGTACCCAGCTTCCAAGATCGGAGCGCACATCGCTGATCATCCGCTCCCGGGCCGCCGTGCGCAGAGCAGGGGCATTCGGGTTGAAGTCCTCCAGGTCGACCTGCAGCAGCCAGTGATGCATGGCGGGACCACACTGATTCGAGTGCAGCCAGCAGTCGTAGTCCATGTAGAACTCCTCCGGCAGCGGTTCGAGGTAGGCCGGCACCTCATGGATGAACGCCCGTCGGTCGTTGTCCTCGAGCGCCAGCGAGTCAGGTTGGTTGGAGGTGAACAGCCAGTTGAGGCAGTCCGGGACCGTATAGCTGGGGATGAACTTCTCGTTGATCCGGTTCTCTTGCTGGGTGACCAGCTTCTTCAGCTTATCGTTGAAGTGCCGCTTGTCGGAGCCCGTCACGTCGTCGGCCAACACGAACTGCTTGTCGATCATCCAGCCATTGAAGCTGTCCTCCAAGTTGTTCTGGGTGATCTCCGTGAAGTTTCTGCCATACACACGACCAAGGGTGTAGCCGACCAGCGACTTCCCGGTGCCGTGCTTGATCCCGTGAATGAGGCTGTAGGTGAACAGCTTCGTCCCTGGATGCTGCACGGGAGAGGCGAGCCACCGGATGAACCATGCCTTGGCCTCTGGGGCCCCGGTGAACAGGTAGTCCAGCAGCCGCAGCCAAAGGCCCACGTCCCCCTTCTCAGGCTCGGCCCCCCACCCAGGCCACGTGTTGTAGCGGGTCAGATGGGGCTGGTCAGCCTCCAGGATCTTCGGCTTCCCGGGAAAGTAGCCGAGGCCTCCCACCTCATGGCGCAGCGGCCAGCCGAGCCATGCCTTGGCGGCGGAGACCTGCTTCAGGCTGACCGTGCCGTCAGGGCGGAGCTCCTGCTCCACGTGGCTGGCGGCCGCGAAGTGGTGGTCCTTGAATGCGGCGGGGCTGAGCTTCTGGCCACTGACTCGTTTGATGATCAGCCCCGGGTCCTGCACATAGAGCACCTGCTCGTTCAGCTGCCACAGGCTCCGGCTCAATGTGAGCGGCTGAGCCTGCTGATGGATCAGCTCCCGCAGCGACGTGCCGGGGTCGGCCTGCTGCACGAGGTAGTCGTCCAGGCCGGTCTTCCCTTCCGGGTTCAGCTCCGGCAGTGGGACGAAATGCGGCAGGGCCCCACGCATGAACAGCTCGTCGGCCAGCGCCTTCAGCGCCCAGCACACGAGCTCGTTGGTCCGGAAGTCCGAGTCATAGATCAGATAGACGTACCTTTTCCGCCACTCGACGGCCTCAAGCTCCGGCAGCAGCGCGATGCCAAGCTGGGCCGACCGGAAGTTGAACACGCCCCCGAGCCCGATGGTGGGCAGCCCCGCGTCGCAGGCCTTGGCCGCCTTGAGCTCCCCCTCCGTGATGATCAGCGGCACCTCCGGGTCCAGGAAGATGTCCGTCCAACCGTCCATGTTCGGCGGCAGGTAGGCGGCGACCCCGCTGCTCGGCGGCTGCACGTAGCGCCGGGGCTTCTGCTTGGTCAGCTTCGACGCCACGTCGTTGGGCGTCTTCAGATACCGAAGCCGATAGAACGGCGGCCACTGCGGCAGCGGCCGAAGTGGGGCCCCATCCGGCCCGAGGTAGTTGAACCGGATGGCCGGCAGCGGCTGGAACGCGGGATGCAGCCCCTGGGTCTCCGCCCCGCTGAGCACGTCCAGCTGGAGCAGCTGAAGGTGGGCCTCGGTCAGGCCGGATGACTCGAGCTTCTCCACGGCGAGCTGACGGGCCTCATGGTCGATGGGGCGCACATGGCCGTTGGCCTTCTTGATCGTCTTGACGGCCGTCATACACGCTCCACCAGAATGCCCGTCTTCGTGTGAAAGCTCCCCTTGCCGTTGGAGAGACGCTGGCGAAGCGTGGCCACCGCGAGGCCCAGGTGCTGGGCCACCTCATGGAGGCCGAAGATCGGTACGACCCCGCCCTCCGGGTACGTGAGATGAAATTCCTGGTGGGCCCGGTACTTTGCCCAGTGGGCCCGGACCGGGTGGTCCTTGGCCACGTCCTCTGCCTCCCCGGCCAGGAGCTGTAGCAGCTCCAGGTACCGGGCCCGTTTGGACGAGGCCACAAACCGGGCCAGGTCCTTCAACTCCTCCACAAGTGTCAGCCTGGGCGTCATCGCCACCTCCCGTCAAGGTATGTATAGTATGATACTTCGGTGGTGGCCGTACACGGGCAAGATTTAGGGTCGAAATCAGGGCCGAGAAGGCCTGTTATGGTTAAAAAGAGGGCCATCAGGGATGGTCCGAGATGAGTCGAATGGCCCAAGGCCCTAGGCGACCATGCGCCGAGGGCCTTGGGATCATGGAGGAGGTGCCTAGAAAGTAGGCATCTAATGTTGACCAAAATAGTAGACTACTTCTCCTGCTGGATTTCTTCTTTGATGGAAAACTTGGATTTCAACCACGCGGCGCAAAGGTGGAGGATCAGACCGTACTCAGCGATCTGGTCGACGGTGTAGCCCTCCGCCCGACCGATCTGCTCGTAGTGGGCCATCCACTGCTTGATAGTATGCTCGTGGCACCCGATCTTCACGATGGTGTGGGTGGCCGTGGTCACAAAATGACTCGAGGCCTGAATCTGGAGAGGCGAGAACTCCCACGCGTCGCCGGAGACCTGCGCGTCGCCGGAGACACGCGCGTTGCCGGAGACCCACGCGTCGCCGGAGACACGCGCGTTGCCGGAGACCCACGCGTTGCCGGAGACCCACGCGTTGCCGGAGACCTGCGCGTCGCCGGAGACACGCACGTCGTCGGAGACCTGCGCGTGGCCGTAGACCCGCGCGTGGCCGGAGACCCGCGCGTGGCCGGAGACCTGCGCGTCGCCGGAGACCCACGCGTTGCCGTAGACCTGCGCGTCGCCGGAGACCTGCGCGTTGCCGGAGACCTGCGCGTTGCCCATCACGATCCCCTCGATCAGGGCGGTGTCGGCGACAACCGCGGTTTTCTGCACCCAGCCTCCACCGTTGGGATGCTGATGCCACGCCTCCTCGTTCACCTGCATGAAGAAGAGACGTTCTTTGAGCTGTTGGAAGGTAATGGGCATCTAAGGCCTCCTTTCGACGGCCCCAGCCCGGGGCTGAACCGGGCAAGCCGTCCTTGTGGGTGACGATCACTTCTTGGGCAGGAGCCCCTTGCCGCGCAGCTCGGAGCGATACCACGCGGGGTAGTACTTCTTATCGGCATCGAGCTTGAACTCGTCGACGAGCTTCGCGAAGACGGCGTTGTTGTCGAGCCCCTGCAGGATCAGCTCACGGGCGACGGAGCTGACCGTGCGGCCGCGGTCGTGCTTGCCGCGACGGGTGGTGTCATGCTTGGTTTCACGAGGCGTGGTGCCCTTGAGCGGCTTCTTGGTGTCGGTGGGCGTGGTGGGGACTGAAGCGGGCTTCTTCTTGGGGACAGCGGGGACCGCGACGGACGGCTTACCGGAGAGATGCTGCTCAGCGGCGGTGATGTCGACGATGAAGATCGCGGAGTCCTGGTGGGTGGCAGGCTTGATGAATTTGCCGTAATCGGACTTGTCGATTCCAAGCTTGCGGAGCAGCGAGGTCGCAGAGTCCCGCGTGGTGTAGGTCTTGGTGGTCATGGCAGCCTCCGTGTTGTGGCAGCGTCGTGCTGCATCTATATTATAGGTCCTCGTCAGGCAATGTAAACAGGCAGTTTCAACTTTTTTTTAAGAATTTTGAGGTAGTTGGAGGGACCATGAGCTGAGCACGCGGGACTGAGGTCGGAGTGCCCTGCACTCGGCACGTGGGTCTCAAATGGCGGAGAACGTAAACCTTTTACATGTAAATATGGTTTGTAACAAAGAACAGAATACCTAGAACAGATTAGTCGAACCTCTTTAATTTTCTAATCGTATATATATATAAATCTTTTTCTTTTTCTTCTATATAAGAAGTCAGAAAATCTGTTCTTGTGCGTAGATTATGACCATAGTATGACCGCCATTACGTTCGCAGAATAACAGATTCTCCCCCACTAGAACAGAATTTCTGCGCTAACCTTCTGAGGATCGGCGGAGCCTAAGTTAGATCGCCGTAAACAGCCAATTACATGACTTGTAAAATCACCTCAACCGCAGTTTTTTACAAGAATTGCGCGAGGTCGAACTTCGTAGTTTCTCAGCAGATGATAGTTAGCGCAGAATTCTCTTGTGGTTTAGTATTCCCGAAAAATTCTGTTCTGAGCTTTTATGACCAGAAAAGTAATAAAAAACCGACCTCTTGGTTAAGAGAGGTCGGAGTGATGAGGGTGATGAGGGTTGAGGTCTCAATAGTCAACCTTGTGCCAGTCATCAACCCCACCATTGTTCTCAGGGTCTAGGGGATCATATTCATAATTGAGTTCAGTGCCATCTTCATCTGTCGTCATAAAAGAGACGATGTTCTCATCATCTTTAAGAAGCTCGAGGGCTTCAGAAAGAGTTTTCGTATTTGTAGTAGTGATGATATAGCCATACGCATTAAAGAATTTGCATGAGAGCATGATATTCTCCTTATAAGAAGATAAAGAGAAGTGAAAAGGTCGGTGATCTGAGAGGGTGATAAGGGGTCAGTTTTTGTAACCCATTTTATAAAGAATACTGCCGGATTGAACAAGAATGTCAATTCCAAATGATGGATCTTCCTGTTCTACATCAATAGATGCTTGGAGTTCCTGATGAGGAGTGGAACCTTCTTCGAAGTCAGAATTCATCGCATCTTCAATG